AAAGCCAGTCCACGCCTTCTCGTCCTCATCTTCCCATTGCGGTTCGTTGACCCATTCTTGATCTCTGATGAACGCCAATGCTGCTTTTAGTTTTCTCATAGCTTTATTGCCCAAGAATCGCCCTGAAATAGCGTGTAGTCCTTTTGTCCTATTTCCTCAAGTAAAGCCATCTTGACTGACTTCCAGCTCCAATCGTGACCAGACATAATCCCGCCTTCTTTAAGCTTATTGCGCCAACCTTTTAGGTCTGCAAGCACGCCTTCGTAGCGATGATCTCCGTCAATATAGATAAGATCGCACGATCCATCCTCAACAAATTCAAGTGCATCCAAGCTTTTGCCACGGCTAAAACTTACGTTCTTGAAGTCTTTTGCACGCTCTTGGAAAGCCTCAAAGACAAACTTCATCGGGCATTGTTGACTCGCCCTATCGTTAATATCGTAGCCGTTTAGCCATGGATCTACTGCTAAAACTTCCTTAAAATGATTGGCTATGACTACTGTTCCCTCGCCACTATATGCGCCAATTTCAATTGCCTTGCCAGTTGCGCCTTGTTCGTTAGCCCACTGACAAAGATGTTTTAAGCCTTCCGCTTGGAAGGCATCACGCATTACTGGTACTTTCAACCCGCCATCGGTGCTGGTGCTTGGCCTTGCATTGCTTCTGGAGGCAATTGTTGCCCCTGCTGTTGCATCTGAGCCTTACCTGCATCACGAAGCTGTTTCTGGATAGCGCGGGATGTATTGGGGTCAACCTGTTCCAACGCTGCCAAGTGCTGTTGTAAGTGTGCCATTAGAACTTGCATTGCGCTCTGATCGACCTGCTGCTGTCGCTGTTGAGCCGCTTGGTTAAACGCGAAGAGAACGGATATATGCGCTTTGTGATCATCGCTAGGCTTGATTGCGACTGGGAATCCAGTTGCAAGCATAGTCGCGATTTCAGTCGCTTGATCTTCAGCCTGATCGCCAGAGGCTGCGTTAGGATCTTGGAAGAGTCTGCGGACCAGCGATGGATCGTCTTGTTCAAGCACTGACTTTACCAGTTCGCCTTGATTGACAAAAGGATTATTTTGGAACATTTGCATTCGCGATACAGACTTCTGCAACGCAAACTGGCGGTTAATGAAGTCAAGTCCACCCTTTGGCTCAATGGAATACTCATCGTGGATACCTTCGGGTGGCATCGTGCCAGTCTCTTCAGCATAGCGATACATCAAGTCTTTCTTGTTGTACTGCGTGTAAAGCGACCAGCACTGTTTAAAGAGATGGGCTAGACCCATTCGAAACATACGATTGCGAAGATCGCCAGACGCTGCTGCTTGCGACTGCAACGCTTGAATCTCTGTGGCAGTCTTGCGATCCGATACTTGGAACTGAGAGCCAGAACCAAAGTCTGGATTGCCCATCCGCTGTTCAGAAAGCAGACGCTCTTCAAGCATCAGTTTCTGGAAGTCAAATGGAGGCTGGCTAAACTGAACTGGCTTTAAGCCTTGTGGCAGAATCTGCCCAGGTTGCATCTTCAAGTTCGATGTGTTTAGCGATATTGGATTCTGTGCTTCAAAAACGGGTCGGTTGGCCAGTTCAACGTAATCGGAGAGGGAGTTCTTTAGCTTATTTAGCAGATTCTCATTAGGGAGCAGGATCTCTGCTACGCCTCTCGGACTGTACCAACCGCCCCCTGTGACCTCATAGGGGAAATCTACGAAAGGTGGTTCACCGTGACGATAGGGCAATGTGAAGGGCTTGCGGACATCTTCAGTTACGACAAGCGGACTGTACGTCTCGACCTTCCATCCGTCTTCAGAAGGTGTGTACATCTCCCAAAGAATAATGCGATCATTCTCAGCTTCCTGAGTAATTCCCTCGCGTCTATAAATCTCGTCTTGAATCTCACTTCGTAAGCCCACCGATTTGGAGGGTTTACCAGAA